GTAGGAACATTGCTTGCTCCACCCAAACTACTTATATTAACTGCTCTTGTACTGTTTCCTGCTGATTCATCCCAATAATAAATGCCGCCATTTCTAACATTTGATATAGCATCATCACCAAAATTATCTAAAGACCATAATCTTAATTGATTAGTTACACTTAATGTTGTTGCTGAACCCCATGTAGAAGCTCCCCATGTTCCTGATCCCCACCCTGTTGATGATACATAAACATCTAATCCTGTATTAATTTGATAAGCACCATCTACTCCAGAACCACCATTGCCAGAGTCAGAACTATTTGCTGTTGCAGTCGCTGTAAATGTATAAGTATTTACTGTAGGCACTGCAGTTATTTGATATTCTTGATTTAATATAGTAGCAGTAATATTACCACCTAAGCTTACAGCCTCTGAAAAAGTAACAAAATCTCCAACAACTGCACCATGATCGCTATCAGTAGCTGTTATTGTTGCACTTCCATTTGTTGCAGCAAAAGTAATCCCATTAGTTGTAGTAGCTCTAATAGGAGTTATATCATAAAAAGCATTACCTTGTACTATGTATAATTTTTGATGAGTTCCAGCATTAATATAATTGGTACCACTGGCTGCTCTATATACATTAAGTTTTCTACAAGTGCCTATAAAACTATCACTTGTATATTTACTCCAACCACCTATTCTTTCAGGTCTACCTTTTCTAAATCTAACTTTATCCGCATCAAACCAGCCGCCTTCGTTACTATAATTAGTACCTTCTTTGTTTATTCCTGGTTTAAATACATATTTAGCTAATGGCATTAATTAAACCTCGTGCCATTCCTTGCCTGAAAAAAGCAAAGCTTCCGCTTCTCTACGCCTTATAAGACCTTCTAATACTTTACCGCCAGCTTTATTCCATCTTTTAATTTGTGCAGGAACATTCTCATAATCACCTGAATTTAAAACTTTTAACATAGTAGAAGATTTCAAATTGCCACCACCAAGATTAAATACCCATGATACTAAAGCATCAAATTGATTTTGATTTAGATCAACAGTAACAGCATCATTTATATAACCTTCATATTCATCCATTTCATGTAAAAGTAATTTATCCGCTTCTTCTTGAGTAATAGTATCACCCTCTTTGACACCTTTAATTGAGCCATACCCTATTGTTAAAACATTTGCAGCACAACGATATGCTTCTAACTCACAACCTTCAAATTTTTTAATTAATGATAATCCTTCTTGTGATATTTTCATTTGTTTACTCCTCTGTATTTGTAGTAACTGTTTTATAATACACAACAACTTCTTTAAGTTCATTTATATATCTCTTTAATTCTTGCATGTTATAAGCCATCACTTCGTAATCAGGTATTGTCATAGCAAGAAATACTAACTCACCTTCTTGTTCTTCTATCATTGCAAGTTTGTCTTCCCAATTATCAGGCGTAACAACTATCCACATGGGTTCTTGTAAATCAATTTCTCTGGGCATAACAGGCTGCACTATTTTTCTGTCTAGTGGTTTTGCTGTTACTTCTATTTGTTTAGTCGGAATCAGGCTGCAACTGCAAACCATCATCAAGATTGTCAACTGTACTGCTGAGTTTCTCAATGTCTTCCATAATGTGTTTTGTTCCATTATTTATTTTCCTTTCCATTTCTACTGGGTCTGCCAGTATTTTTGCAGATAATTCATAGTTTTGTATAAATTGTGTATATCTATTTAGCTCTCTTTGGGCTGCTTGGCTTTTAATATTTAATTGATTTAATTGATCTGTTTGCAATTCAAAATCTGCTTCTATTGATTTAATTGCTTCTTCTTGAGTAGCTATAGCATTTTCTAAAATTAAATTATTAGCTGTAAGAGTTTTATTTTGATTATATAAATAATATGAACTAAAACCTAAAGTTAATATAATTGCTAATAAAAATTGTTGCATTAGACATCCTCAATAATGTAGTTAAGCCCAGCTGCACTTCTATATTCTACAAGTTTATTATTTTCATCACGAAACTTTAAATGATTTTCTTTTTGAGTAATTATTTTTTTTGATATATAACTTCGATCATCAGCATCACCATATTCTTTATTAAAAGAAACTGTAATCTTATATCTTGTTCTAAATAACTCTAGAATCCAATTTAGAATTAATTTTAATTCCATGTATATACCTGTAATGGCTTAGATTTGCCTTTAACCTCTATTGGTTCTAATAATTTTAACTTAAATTTAGACTTTTTGGCAGTCTCCTCACCTATTAATGTTCCTACTCCTGCAATCTTTGTGCTTGATTCTAACCTTGCAGCAACATTACATGGATCACCTATAAGAGAAAATGCAAATCTGTCGGTAGCTCCAAAATTTCCAGCAATGCAAATACCGCTATTAACTCCAATACCAATAGCTATTTCAGGTATGCCCTCTTCTTTAAATTTAATATTTAACTGGTCTATATTCTTTTCTATTTCTTTAGCTGCTTCTAAAGCTAGGTTATGATGGTCATCTTGTGGAATTATTGTATTCCAATGAAACATACCAGCATCACCAATAAATTTATCAGTGCAACCAAAATATTTATTAGCTGCTTTAACTTGAACATCTAATACATTATTCATAATGTATGTAACCATTTCAGGCTCTACTGATTCAGATAAACTAGTAAACCCTCTAAGGTCTGTAAATATAATGCTGCAATCAACTCTATTACCATTTACTTTACAAAGCTCTGGATTATCTTGTAATTTTTTAACCATTCTGGGATCAAGATATTTGCCAAATTGTTTTTTAACTTGTTGTCTTAATTTGTATTGTTCTCTAAATCTTAAATAAAAAGCTATTGATCCTGCGATAAATTCTGATATTAAAGTCCATGTAACATCTATTAATAAACCTTTTTGTATAAAGTAATAACCACCTAAAGCCGTAGAAAGCATTAAAATACTAGCTATACTTATTCCTAGGGTTATACCAAAAGAATTTAATACAAGCCATATGAGAGCTACAGAAATAATAAAAATGCTTAATTCTGCTGCTAAACTCCAATCTGGTATTGTTGGAGAGTCTTGAATTAATATAGATTCTGCTAATGCTGCTTGAATTTTATGAGGCTCTAATAATCCAACTGGAGTTGCGATCTGTGGCATTACTCCATTAGCTGTTACTCCAACAAAAACAAATCTACCATTTACATCCATTTCTTGTAAATCAGTTTGTGGTGTATCTACCCAACTTATCCACTTACGACCAAGACTATCTGTTTTAACTGGTGGTATTCCTCTTATTGATATTTCTTCTATACCATTATCATTAGTTTTTATAATATAAGTTTTTACATCAAATAAAGCTTTATATATTTGTGTGCCAAAAGAAGGAATCCATTGATTATCTGGTGTTCTTACTAATAAAGGTATTCTTCTAACAAGTTGGTCTATTTCAGTGGGAGCAATGGCTAGACCCTGTAATGTATTATCTTTTAGAGTGTTCAGGTTTTCCTTAACTCCCATAGATACTATACCACCAATATCATCACCTTTGACAACTGTTCCTGTAGGTTTTGGATAATTTCCATTGCCATCTTCAAACATAGCTATTACAGATGGACCATATTTTAGAGTCTGAGCAAATACTTTATCGCCACCCATTCTGTCTGGTTGAGGGAAAGATATAACCCAACCTACTCCTATTGCACCTTTATTAATAAGGTCTACTTGTATTTGAGCTAATCTTCTTCTTGGTAAAGGATATCCTCCTTCACGCTCTACATCTTCTTCTGTTATGTTAAGTATAACGAAGTTACCAGATGGCTCAGGTATTGTTACAAAAGCATCAAAGATTTTTAGCTTGAGTATTTCTGTTGGCATGCTTTGGAAGACCAAAGGCAAACTTAGCAACGCAAGTAAAGGTAGTAAGAGCTTATTCACTTTGCGTTATAGTTATATTAGAATCACCGCCACCATTAATCTTAACAACATTACTGACTCCATCTTGAATTATAATTACAGTATAAGAACCACTACTATCTAAATCTAATCTAACAGAATCATTTACTTTCCTTCTAAGACTAATAACATTACCTGCAACTAAAGTTGTTATTTGAGTTTCTGTATCTTGACCTATTTTAGTTCCACTTAAAGCTACACTACCAGCATCTGCTAATACATCTTCATCTTCTGAAATTGCTAGAGAATCTAATATATCTAATAAGTCTTCAAGAAAATTTACATCTAAATAATTTATATCTAATTCTGTAAACTCTAATTCATCTTCACCAAAAAAATCTTCATCTAAATAGTCTATATCTAAATCATTAAAATCTAATATATTGGCTTTTGTATTACTTGCTACTTCTTCTGTTTGGGTAATTTCTTCTTTAGGTGGAGTAACAATCAACATGTTATCTATAATATCTAAAGTTAAATCTAATATAATAGGTTTACTGGGTTTTGATTCAAAGACACTAACTGTTGTTGCTTGATAAGGTTTATTAAGCAATACACTACCCATAGCAGTAACTACTTCTATTTCTCCACTAGATAAACCAAAAGCGTCTGGTAATAATATTATTAATGATCTACCTAACTCATCTACTGTAGCTGTAAAATCAGTTCCTCTTATCGCTATATTAGCTGTAGGAGTTTTAAGTGATATATTCTGTTTATCTATTCTACCTAAATTACCAGTAATAAATCTTGCTGTACCAAGTCCAAAAGTAAGAGCCATCTTAGATTTGCTGGGATCAGGATCAAATATATACTCGTCTATTATTAATTGTGAGTGTTCTGTTAGTCTTACTTTGCTATCATCTAAAAAAGTAATAGCCATACGACCATTAGTAGTAATAGCTTCATCATTGCTTTGAATAGCAAATTCTAAATTGGCATCGTAAGGCTTATCTCTTAATATTTGTGCTGAACCATTTAGTTCAGATATATCTCCAATATCAGCAACCGAGGCTTGTACCTTGGTCGTTTTGAACGACACAAACAGTAGAAGCAGCGTTACCGCCAATCGATATAATTTTGAGCCAGTCATTGTCTTGGGTACTCAGTTGTGAAATATTGAAAGTTCCTTGTCCACCTGTGTGATCTAACCAAAAATAACCACCTGCTGAAGCTGTTACGCCTGTTCCAGTATAATTAACTGTATTATCACTACCATCTATATCCATATAGTTCGTGGCTCCATCAATGTTAATATTTGATACAACAGTATTGTTAGAACCTTGGATAATCCAGTCTAAATCTAAAGTAGCAGCAAGGGCTGTAGTGCCTTGGTTTAAAGTAAATGTATTACTAGAACCAGTAACAGCTATATTTTGATTAGATGAATCAGCACCAAAAGTATTAGAAGGATCAACCTGAATAGTAAATGTATTACTATTACCAGTAAAGTTGTAAGCACCTGTAAAGCTATCTGCCCAAATATCACCTAAAAACTTGTTAGTGTTTCCGATCATATTAATATCAAGAGTCATACTAGTACCATCTATATCAAAGGGTGTAAGACTTCCTGCTGCTGAGTTAAGTCCACCAATGATGTTAGATATACCTAGTTGTTCTATATCTAAATTAAGCGTAGTACCGCTTTGGTCTAAATATATTTCGTTGTCAGCCGCGAATGTTGGCAATGCAGTCAGCATCACAATCAGGCTCATTAATTTTAAGTTCTTCATATTTCCAAAATCCCCTATCGTAACCGATAGTAATAAGTTCTAATACCGCTCCTTCTATTGCCTTCATAAGTGCAATAGTTGTCGATTCATTTCGTGAGTTACCTAATTCTACTTCTACTAATTCAGTTCCCATTTCAATAAATCTAAAAACGTCTTCTGATTTACCATAACTAAATATGGTTTTTTGGCTTAATACTTCTATAAGTATTTCACCTGTTGCTACAGATACCATTCTTAAACTAACTGTTATATTATCTTCTCTGTATTGAATACTAGTGCCTATTCCTAGATATCTAGCACCCATGCCTCCAGTAGTTAAATTGCTATCATAAGCAATAACAGCTCCTTCTAATAAAACACCTGCAAACAATAAAGGAGAAAGTTGTTTTTTCTTTTCTTCATCTGATGCAAATTGTTCTCTTGCTGATCTTATAAGTTGTCTTTCTTTAGTTAAATTATCTAAACCAATTCTTTCTACTACTCTAAAGAAATTACCATTACTTGCATGTTTTAATGCTCTTATAAGTAATGTGTGAGGTGCTTGTGTAACTGCTGTAGAAAACAAAGCAAATTCACTATTACTTTTTCTTTGTCCTGTTTGATCTGTAAATGATGTAGGATATACAGCAACAACTGGTTTAATTGTTGGAGGATTAACATTTAACAAGTATTTAGATTGTAATTCCTCTATTTTAACTACATCGTGTGTACTAAATCTTAGCTCGTATGTATCAACATATTGGTCAAAGATAGAACAACTAGAAAGTAGAGCTAACGCCACTAATGTACATAGTTGTTGATGTTTCATAAGATTTAAAAGGTGAAGCTACCAATAGGAATCGTAATATGAGTGACTGTTCCATCCGCCTCGGTTATCTTCAGGGTTAAATAAGTTCCATCTGAACTATATTCTATCGTATTACCTTCTAAGGTTATAGTTCCACTATCTTGTGGGGTTTCACCAAACAAATTAGCTATGAGTTGTCTTGATAGTTCTGCATATACTCTGCTTTCAAAGTTTCTTATAAAGCGTTGAACTGTTGAGTTCTCTTTATCTCTTTCAGCTTCCTCTATAGCAGCTTTAATTTCGTCTTTAATTGTCTGCTGTCTATTAAATTCTTGGTTCTCAATAGTAAGATAATGTGAGCTAGTATTTACTCCATTAAAAGATGGAGATTTAAACTTGTGTGTTATTTGATCTGCTTGTATATTTACACTAATAATTCCTACTATTAATATTAATCCTATAACAATAATTATTTTATTTAAAAAATTTCTTTCTTCTATATCCTTTTTACTTGGAACCTTTCTTGCCATCTTCTTTCTCCTGGTTATCTCTTAATTCAATAACTGTATCTAATTTCTGTTGCAATCTTATAATATCATTATCTAAAACCCTAATTCTGTCAATTAAGGCAATAAGTGTTATAGAGGTTTCAGATAGTTTTTTCTTTATATTGTTAGTTATAAAACCCCATATAAAGTAAATCATATAGAGCAATCCAACAGTTGCTACTATAGGAAAGCCATATTCTGATATAGCTTGAGCAATATCCATTAATCTCTTCTTGCGTCTTCTTTTCCGTTAGCTCTAGCTATTCTACCAAGATCAGGTCGTATTCCTAATACAGCACACATAGTTGCATCTATTCT